ATAGACACCGCACAAGTGCGCAACTCTATTCTCTCTCACGCGAAAGCCTTGAACTATACCCCAGTGAGCCGCCGATGCCCCACCGCTATTGTCAATATGTTGGTGACCCCTCCTGGTGGACATACCCAAGCCGTGCTGACCCTGAACCGGTTCACAGAATTTCAATCTCAAGCGATTGATGGTGTCAACTTCACGTTCGTCAATGATGCTGCGATCACGGTCTACAAAGAGAACGGCGCATTTCCATTCCCGAACTTGGAACTCAAGGCAGGCACCCCTCAGACCGCCACATTCACCTATGTTGCCGCCACGAACCCCGCGGCGCAGTTTATCCTACCAGATGACTCAATTGACACCAGCACGTTGTTGGTGCAAGTGCAGGTATCCGCGGTCAATACCTCAGTTCAGGTATTCACCCTCTCAACCGATATCACCAGTTTGACACCTAACTCCGCTGCCTACTTCCTCAGCACCGCCACAGGCAACCAGTATCAATTGACCTTTGGAGATGGATATTTGTCGCAAGCCCTGGCGAACGGAAACATCGTCATTGCGACCTATCTTTCAACAGCGGGTGCCGATTCCAATAAAGCGAATGTGTTTGCAACAGGGACGATTGGAGGATTCTCCAATGTCATTATCACGCCGATCTCTTCAGCCTCCGGCGGTGCAGAGCGCGAAGCCGATGATTCCATTCGTGTCAATGCTCCCAAAGCCTATACCTCACAAGGTCGCGCCGTCTCCGTGAAGGACTATGAATCGCTCCTCAAGCAACTCTATTCTGATATCTCAAGCATTTTCGTATGGGGTGGGGAGGATAACATTCCTCCGGTGTATGGCAAGGTGTTCGTCTCAATTGCGCCAAAAGAGGGTGTGGTTATCAATGATGCAGAGAAGGCGCGTATTGTTACGGAACTCTTAGACCCCATCAAGATGACTGGCATCACTCCGGTGTTAGTGGACCCTGATTATGTGTACCTCAAGTTTGAGACCACCGCGGAAGTGCAAAGTAAGTACACGCTCCTCAGTTCGGCTGCCATTGCCTCCGCAATTCAGACAGCCATTGTGACCTATACCAATGCGACCTTCAATCAATTTGGTGCGGTATTCGCCGTCTCGCAACTTGGCACACAGATTGACCAAGCGGCCGTGGGCATCACCGGGTCCGATACCACGGTGCGCCTAGAGAAACGTATTCTTCCCACTCTCAATGTGCGAGCGACCTATACGATCAACTTCTCATCTGAGTTGCATCATGCCCCGATTCAAAAGGCAATCCGTTCCAGTGCCTTCACAACTTATGATTCCTCTAATGTGCTGCGCACCGCCTACCTGGAAGAAGTATTCAACTCCTCAACGGGGGTGGATTCCATTGCGATCACCAATCCAGGGTATAATTATACCGACACACCCAATGTCACGATCACCGGAGATGGCACCGGTGCCAATGCAGTCGCCACAGTAGTCAATGGAAAGATATCTACGATCACAGTCACAAAGCGCGGGGTAGACTATACTTCTGCTCTCGTCACGATCACCGGCGGCGGTGGTCAGGGTGCGACAGCTTCGGCAGTCGTGCAAGCCAAGTATGGCACCATGCGCTTGTATTACTTCAATACGAATGCAGAGAAGGTGGATATCAATTCAGCTATCGGCACGATTGATTACTTGAATGGAGTTCTGCTCATAAAAGATTTGAAGGTCGTGCAATGTTTATCAACCACAAATGATCTCCGTATCAGTGCGCAACCTGAATCCGCGATCATTGAGACTCAACAGAATCAGTTGCTTCTACTTGACCAGAATGATTCAACAGCAATTTCCATCACCGTGATTCTACGATAACCATTATGGCTAATACTATTTCATTACTGGTACGGCAGCAACTACCAGAATACATTCGCACTGACTACGATACCTTTGCTACTTTTGTAGAAGCGTATTTTCAATGGATGGATACGCCAGGGCAAGTCATGAATGTCGCCAAGAATCTCCCAAAGGATATAGACCTTGACACCACTTCGTTAGAAAAATTCATTGATTACTTCACCAAGCAATTCCTCCCGCTATTTCCTGAACAGTATTTGACGAATCCTCAGTTCTTCATTCAACATGCCAAGGAATTCTATTCCACCAAGGGAACAGAGAAGTCTGTTGCGCTGTTGTTCCATTTGTTATTCAAGCAGGATATCCAAATATTCTATCCAAAGGATAGCATTCTTCGTGCTTCAGATAGTGGGTGGAAACAATCTCCGTCATTGCGTATAGACCCGACGATGTGGACACAACAACTCGGTGATGGGGTGACGGTAAAATTTCGCGCCCTCGGCATCAGCCCGGCAGTCGTGCCTACGGTGTATATCAATGGCGTGCTACAGACGAAAAACGTGAACTATTATCTCTCGCCAAATATTCCCTATCTGGTGTTCACGGTGGCTCCAACACTCGGTGCGGTCATCAAAGTGACCTATCCTGGGTTGCAATTGACAGGACTGTTTGATACCAATACCGTTCGTGCCAAATTTATTGGGCAGACTTCAGGGGCGAGTGCAATCTCTGAGACCCTTCAACAAGTCACAGAAGATGGTCTCACGCAAATGGATTTACAAGTTTCCAAACCACTCGGCACCTTCACGCAGTTTGAAATCGTCAAAGGCACCTGGACCTATGATGTCGCCAATCGTTTGTCCATTGATATTTACGGGCAGTTAGTCTCCTATCTCAAAGATATCAAGATTGGGAACAAGGGATTAGGATACAATGTCGGTGATACGGTGGTGATTACTGGTGGGTATCCGACTACTCCCGCCACGGCGATTGTGGATTCAATCTATTCTGCCCTGATTTCCAATATCACCGTCCTTCAAGGTGGGGCAGGGTTTCAGCCAGGGCAGACTGCCTATATCACCTCAACGCCAAACACCGGGTTGAATGCGTTTGTGCTGACGGTAGATACCTCAGAAGCCGTGCATCCGAATTCCTATCCGATGAATCAAGACGTGATAAGTCTATGGGCAAACACCGTCATCTCCAATAGCAGTTACTACTTCAATACATCAGGTGGGGGAAACGTCAACAGCCTGATGGATAAGACCTTTACTGATATTATTTTTGGAAAATACCCGATTGAACGTCTCGGACCGGTGACTTCTCTCACGATCACCAGTAGCACGGCCGTGTTCAATCCCGCACCGACCTTGACTGTGGACCCACCGATTGTGCATGTGACTGGAAATACCGCGAACGGGAATACTGCGACCGCTGACATTTCTTTGGCATACTTTGGTATTCTTGGTAAGATGAATGTGCAGAATGGTGGGACAAATTATCAGGTCGGAGATGAAGTCACCTTTGAAAATATTCCAGGTGTCGGTTTGGGCATCGGTGCCGCCGCGGAAGTGACCAGTCTCCACGTAGCGAATTCTGGCATCAAGACTGTCAACTTCCGCCCGGCGCGAATCACAGGAACCGCGAATGTTGATGCTATCAATGCGAATACACAAGTTGTCGGCACCGGCACATTCTTTACAACTGAATTGGAAGTGGGGGACCATATTGAAATCAACAGTGAGTCCAGTTATGTGACTGCAATTGCCAACGATAGTTACTTTACGGTCAACACCGCCTTCACCCGATCATCAACAAGCAGACGAGTAGGACTCTATGAATATTATTTTGTTGGAGGTATGAACTATCGCCAGGAGGCCCGACCGTTGGTGCATGTCCTCTCCAATAATCCATCAGCAACGGGAGCAAATATTGTCGTTGATCTTGTGCTCTCCGGTGGCACACAATTCCTCTTGCAGCCTCAGACACAGGAGCCAGTTGGGGCAATCAAGACCATCAAGATCACGAATCATGGATATGGCTACCAAGCCCCTCCGGTGATAAACTTGACCGGCAGCGGCAATGGCAAAGCAAATGCGGTAGCTATCATGTTGAGTAATTTGTTCACGGCACCAGGACGGTTCACCACCACACAGGGATTCTTGAGTTCAGATCAGAAACTTCAAAACAATGGCTACTATACCACCTATTCCTATGTCGTGCGAGCGCAAACTGAACTGACTAAGTATGCAGGCATCCTCAGAGATTTGACGCACCCTGCGGGGATGAAGTTGTGGGGAGAGTATGTGATTGAAGAGGATGTCATCAGAAGTCCAATCGTTGCCGCGAATGCCGCATAAATAGAACATCATAAGGAAACAACATGCCTAATTCAATTTCTCGTCGCCTCGGTTACGAAGGGGCGTATACATTTTGGAACAGCATCTCCACCCCATCTCCCGATGCACTGGTGGGCTACATCATGCTCGGAAAAAGTGTATCGTGGAATCTTGCTAACGATGTTCCACCCGCAATCTACGATACTGAGAACACGATGTTCACTACCTATAATAACTTCCTTGGTGGAAAGCGCGTGACTGGCAATGACATTGCGTTGGTCATCCCCCGCGTCAACTGGACGGCGAATGTAGTCTACACCCAATACGACGATCAGAGCAATACACAATTCACCTCAGCGAATGCGATGTATGTGTATTCTTCCGCTGGCAATGTCTATAAGTGCTTGAACAATGCAAACAACGGACCTTCAACCATAGAACCAGCGGGAAACTACACTAGTGCAAATGGATTTGTCAGCCCCGGTGATGGATACACCTGGAAGTATATGTATAAAGTTCCTCCGACCAGTCAATTTTTGACCTCAACATGGATTCCTGTTCCGGTGACACAGACTCCTGCCTACTTTGGATTTGCCAACAATGTTGTGGTGGGTGCCTTATCACGATTACAGGTTACTGCTAATGGGGCTGGATACTTCCAAGTCAATACCGCTGTATTGGTGACCGGGTCAGGGATTGGTGCGAATGGTGCGCCCACGGTCACGACTGGCAACCTTGTGTCCGTGGCGCTTGATGCGCATGGTTCAGGGTATACCCGTCAAAATGTCAAGGTTACTGTGGTTGGTGCAGGCTCAAACGCTGCGGTGCGTCCAATTCTTTCCCCGTATGGTGGGCATGGATTCAACCCGGCAAGAGAACTCGGCGCAAACAATGTCATGCTTTCAGTGAAGATTGGGTTTCCAGACGCCACCGAAGGTGCCACGATCACCGCCAACAACGATTTCCGTCAGGTTGGAGTCCTCCTGCGCCCTAATAAATATGGTCAGAATGTGGCAGTGACTTCAGCGAATGCCAACATCGCGGTCACGATGGTCACACAACTTCTTTTGACTTCAGGACCAGGATACATCAGTGATGAATTGGTCTATCAGGGTGCCAGTGTCGCCGCGGCAAACTTTACAGCCAATGTCTCGGACATCTTCACGAATGCCGTTGAACTCTGTAATGTCAACGGTTCCGTCATTGTAGGTTCATCCTTGACAGGCAATACATCAGGGACCGTGCGCACCGTTATTGCAATCTCAAACCCAGATTTGGATGAAGAATCTGGCGATCTGGTGTTCACTGATAACCGTGTTCCTGTGATGCGAACGCCGGGTCAGTCTCAAGTTATCAACATTGTGCTGAACTTCTAACGATAACGTATAAATACACTAAAAGGTGGGAACAACTTCATGGCTATTGATTTGACGCAGAACCCGTACTACAACGATTTTGACCCGACAAAGAACTATCATCAGATACTCTTTCGTCCTGCGTATGCGGTGCAGTCACGCGAACTCACCCAATTGCAATCAATTCTCCAGAATCAAGTTGGTTCGTTTGCTAAAAACATCTTCCAGAATGGCTCTATCGTCACCGGTGGAAGCCCCACACTTGAATGCGTCACCCCACAATACATCTGCATTGAAGCGATAGACCCTACTGGTGCATCCGTTGATGTCAACAACTTCATCGGCAAGTTCGTTATTGACGGAGATGCTGCGGGGATTCGTGCCTATGTCATTGCCGGTCTCCAAGCCACATTGACTGCCCCGACAGTCTTGGTGGTCAAGTACACCTCTGGTGCGACCATGAATGTCGCAACCACAAACCCAATCCAAACGGAAGATGGGTTGTTCCAAGTCAAGATTCTCAATAGTCTATCCACCCCTATCAACTTCACTGATGTAACCAGTGGACAGAAGATTGGTGATTCCTCCGTATGCAGCATCCAAGAGGGTGTCTTTTTCATTGATGGATACTTTGTCGCGGTTCCTTCGCAGACCACCATCCTTGACGCCTTTGACAATACTCCAAGTTACCGTATCGGATTGCAAGTCAACGATGCGATCATTGACGAAACACAGGATGCGTCCTTATTGGACCCCGCTCAGGATTCTACGAACTATCAAGCCCCTGGTGCAACTCGCTACAAATATGCGTTGACCTGGACGAAGCGTTCCTTGTCCTCAACGGATGATACCGGTTTCATTGAAATGATTCGTGTGGTCAACGGAATTCTGACGAAGAAAGTTACTACCCCACTCTATTCTGCGATCAATGACACGATGGCGCGCCGCATGAACGATCAGTCTGGTTCATTCACCGTTCGCCCATTCAAGATGGCATTTGATCCTGATGCGGTCTACGCGAATGCCTATCAAGTGGTTGTGGAAGCAGGCAAGGCGTATGTGCAGGGCTATGAATTTGAAACAATCTCTCCGACCTACATCAAGTCAGAACGATCACGCGGCACCGCGAATGTCCATCGTTACAACACCACAGTCGATTATGAAAACTGGTTGGAAGTCACGAACCTTGTCGGTCCAATCCCATTCAATACGTTGCAATCGGGTACCATCCATTGCGTGAACACCGCAAGCATTGTGGTAGCGAATGCCGCTTCTGCACAGAATACCGCGATTGGTCAGATTCGTTTCCGTGCCTTGGAATATGAAACTGGCGCAAACGGAACCTCAATTCAGAGTGCCGTATGGAGAGGGTATGCGTTTGATGTGAATGTGGCACAAAGCGCGATTGCTAACTGCTCTGGAACTGGTACCGCGAACACCTTCTACCTGGCACCAAACTTCTCCCCAGTTCAAAATGCGTATGCCGGCATGCACTTTACGATCACGACCCATAATGGCGTGTCAGTCAACGAACATCACAGCATTGGAAGCTACAATGGTCCCCTCAACTTAGCGACACTACTAGGAACGGAAACCTTCGCCTTTGGTATTCCAAATTCCACAACGCAGTTCCAATTGAACTACGAATTCCAAAGTGCTGAATCCATCGTCTATGCGAACAACATCGTGAACCAACATGTGTTTGGAACCAGCATGGACGTGAATAGCACCAGTAAGACCTCTGTGCTTGTTGATCCATTCCAAGGAGCGTTCCTCACAGATACCAATTTCAATACAGCGATTCTGCAACTTCCGAATTCATGGACCGCCCCACAATCGGTCGTGGGTGGTATTCCATTATCGGGGTCTCAGTATTCGGGTCGCAAGGTTTATACCGCACAGAATTTTAGTGCTAACCAAATCAGTTTTTCAAGTGCCGCCGGCATCACCTCCGCCGTGAATGGCTCGCCATTATCGGGTTCTGATGCCATTGATAACGTGCTTGTCGTTGTGCGCAATGCCACTGGTGCGTTGATTGCCAACAACCAAGTTATCAATTTTGCATCGGGCAATCCAAACGGCAACACGGTCTCCGTATCAAGCGCAAGCAATACCTCAACCTGGACGATCACGGTTCCTGGTATGTATAGTGCTTCACAAGCTGATGTGTACGTGAAGGTCAGCCTTCCCTACTCCGATCAGGTTGGTTCATTACTCCGCACCAAGACCGCACGAATTGCAAATGTGCTGAGTGGATTGAACTCTGGTGGTGTTCAAATCCCCGATGCCAACGGACTTGTGCAATGGTATTCTCAGGGTGGTGGCACACTGGGCGCGCAAATCACGATCTACGCGAACTCTGCGGCATGGCTCAATCTGAAGGATGCGACGAAAACCCAATCCCTCTTTACCTCAGATGTGGTCGCACTCCGAAAGGTGATTGACGTAGGGCAAAATCTCATCGCTGATGGAAATGTGCAGATTGCTGCGGATATCACGAACAACTACACGCTTGATAGTGGGCAGCGTGATAACTCCTATGAGCATGCTCGCATTCAATTGAAGTCAGGCACCGCTGGACCAAGTGGAAATGTGGTGATCTATGTGGATTATCTTAGTCACTCAGGATTGGGATATCTCACCGTAGACTCCTATGCGTCTGCTAACATTGACTATGCCAATATCCCAAGTTACTTGTCAGCAACCACCGGCATCAACTATGTGCTGCGAGATTGCATTGATTTCCGTCCTCGCCGCCTTGATGGGGATTCATCAGGAGTCTACGGGGAAGAATTGTTTGGGCAATCCGGTCAGAACTTCCAGACTGATTTCTCCTACTATCTTGCTCGCAAGGATAAATTAGTTCTGAACAAGGACGGCACCTTTGAAATCATTCAGGGTGTTCCTTCTCTCAACCCTGTGCCTCCGGTAGATAAAAATGATGGGATGACGCTATATCAGATCATCCTACCTCCATACACCGCCAAGACCACCGATATTCGTCAGTTGTTCTATGACAACCGCCGCTACACCATGAAGGACATTGGAAACCTGGAAGGTCGTATTTCACAATTGGAATACTACTCCACACTCAATCAACAGGAAACCACCGCAAAGGCAACCACGGTCACTGATGACTTCGGCAATCCTCGCGTGCAGAGTGGTATTCTGGTTGATACCTTCAAAGGGCATTCTGTTGGAGCGGTCTTGAATGCGGATTATCATTGCGCAATGGATGCCGCCAAACAAGAAATGCGTCCTCCATTCTCACTCGTCGCACTCGGACTTGATATGAGTATGACGGACTCTACTTTCTTTGCTCGCAGCGGGTCCATCATCACGTTGCCATTCACAGTTCAAACTTTGATCGACCAGCCGTGGGCGGCACTCGCAATCAATGTCAACCCGTTCAACACGATCACCTGGGTTGGAAACTTGAAACTTGATCCAACATCAGATAACTGGACCGACACGACGCGTGCACCGGACCTCCATGTAGACATGACTGGTGACAACGATGCGTATGCCGCACTACTCCAAACCGTCAATGCACAGGGACAGGCCGCAGGTATCTTTGGAACGGTTTGGAATAACTGGCAGACAACCTGGAAGGGAGCATCGTGGGCAGCACCAGATTCTAATTGGTTTGGAAACAATGGTACTTGGTATCAGAATTTTGGTGTGTATCAACAGCAAGGTCAAGTGCGCACTGGCATCCAGACACAGGTAGTGCCGCAGACGATCACGAAGTCCATTGGGGATAAGGTCATTGATGAATCGTTGATTCCAGACATGCGCTCTATTGGTATTGTGTTTGTTGGCAAGATGTTTGCACCGAATACACAGGTATTCCCATTCTTTGACGATACCGCAGTCAGCCCGTATTGCCAAAAAGCCAAGGTCATCACGGTCGCCAGCGCCACCGTGCAGTATCAGGACACCTACCAACATGGGGAAACGGTGCGCGTCTATGACCCCGCGGCTGGAAAGAACACGGCGACAGCCTTAGTCATTCTCAACCGTAACGAACCAACCTACAGCAACATCAGCGTCGTCAATGTCACTGGTGGAGATGACTCCAACATTGCGAATGCGTATGTGGTCTCTTCGTCCAATTCCACCTTCTTGATCGGCAATATCACTGGGGCAAACACTCGTATCTCTGGTTACTATCCGTGGTTTGGTATTGTGGACACTGCGATAGATGGATCACACTTCATTCTTGCGAATGAAACTGCAAACTCCAATGTAGGTCTGGACAACACCACCTTCGTTGGTGAATCAATCTTCATTGCAGCGGGAACAGGTCTTGGGCAATCATCCACGATCACCGCCTATGACAAGAACGCTCGCAAAGTGACTTACAGCCCTGCATTCTCCGTGGTGCCTGATAATACCTCACACTACTCCATTGGTCGTTTCCACACAGATTATCGTGGGGAGACTGCGGGTATTTTCATCATTCCTTCAACGGATGCGTTGAGTTTCCGTGCGGGGTCTCGTTCCTTTGCGCTCATTGATAATCTCGCAGGGGATATTGGTTCATCTAGCACGAACGGATTGGTGAACTTCTTCTCTCAGGGACTCTTGGATACCGTACAGAATACCTTAGTATCAACTCGCGTGCCGGTCATTCAGCGCACGGTGGTTACACAGACACAAACGGTTTCTGCCAAGACCGGCAACTACGATGCCGTGGTGGGTTCGTATGGGCAAGACCCACTCGCAGAAACATTCTTTGTTGATGAACGCACACACCCACAAGGTATCATGATGACCGGGTTGCGATTGTTGTTCAAGACCGTGGACCCAACGATTCCATTGCAAATCCAATTGCGCCCAGTGAATAACAGTTATCCTGATTCTGCCATTGTCGTTCCAGGTTCCGATATCGTGCTGAACGGAGCCGACTGCAACACGGTAGATGAAGTCACATTGGGTGCAGCATACGCGGCGGGATTGAACCCGTTTGATGATGCAACCATGTACACCGAAGCAGAATTTGACCATCCGGTATTCTTGCAGGGTGGAGTAGAATACTGCGTGGTCTTGATTGCCAACACGATCAAGTATCAAGTCTACATCTCTGAAATGGGCAAGGCAATCATCGGTACCTCACGCTTGATTTCCTCTCAGCCATTCATGGGGTCATTCTTTACGTCACAGAACGGCAACACCTGGACACCAGACCAGAACCGTGACTTGGCATTCCGTCTGCTCTATGCAAAGTTCAATAACACCGTGACCGCCAATATAGAACTTCAATTATCTGTAGGAAACAGCATCGGTGCGAATGTGCCAATTGATACCTTCTTTGTGGCAAGCGGTAACATGGTCCTGCCAAACACAACCATCGATGCAACCGTGGCGACTACCACAGCCCTCGGCACACGCGAACCTGCAAAGCCTCTACAACTAGATCAGAATATCTACTTTGATGATTTGCTCGGACGCCGTGTAGCTACGAGCGATACCACGACCTTCAAGGTCAACTTGTTATTATCCAGCCAATCCTCTGATATTTCCCCAGTGGTGGACTTGGACCGTATGAGTTTGTATGCAATTGAGAATCAGGTCAATACCCTTGGACTGTCTAACAACCTTGTGGTGGTCACTAGTTCAAGTAACAACTGGTTCAATGCTGCGAACCTCAGCCTCACGATCACCGGAGGCGGTGGTTCTGGAGCAAATGCGTATATTGCCAATACACAGATTGACAGCAACAATCATATTCTGGCGAATGTGGTCGTGGATGCAGCGGGTAGCGGATATACCACGGCGCCGACGATCACTCTCTCAGGGAACAGTGCGTTATCCGCAACCATCGTGGCAGCCGGAGAAGATCATCCGTTTGGTGGTCCTTCAGTCTCGCGCTATATCACGCGTATGGTCACACTAGCTGATGGCATGGACGCCGGAGACTTCCGTGTATTCCTCTCTGCCTACTGGCCAATCTCTGCGGATATTGAAGTCTACTACAAGATTCTGTCGGCCGATGATCCAAGCCCATTTGATAGCCGCAATTATCAACTCATGACGGTGATTACTGGGTATGGCAATGTCTCTAAGAATTCTAATGACATTCTCAGTTATGTGTTTGCCCCAGGAGTCAATAACATCAAGGCAGATCGTATCCAATACGGGTCGTTCGTGACCTTCAAATACTTTGCAATCAAGGTGGTCTTATCCTCTTCGGATACCACAAAGGTTCCGCGTGTCAGTAACTTTAGAGTCATGGCATTCCCGGCTGAATACTAACAGGGGTGGAATATGGCTACACAGCGCACGATGAAAATTGAAAATGTTCCTGATTTTGTGAGGGACTTGGGTTCTAATGCCGTTATAAATACGGACGTGAAAGCCCTTCAAACCTACAAGGAACGGCATCAGAAACTCAAGGCGCAGCAACAGGAAACTCTTGAAACAAAAACGCGGCTTGGTATGCTTGAGAACGAACTCAAAACACTACAATCATTGGTTAAGGAACTCGTTACCATGAGGAGCAAGAGCTAATGTCTATCGGACAGATTACTACAGGCAACACATTCGGGCAATTGGTGACTGCGGTTTCCGCAATGATTGCGGTCGCCAACAACCTCACCGATGGTCCACAGGTTCATTCCAATTCGTCATGGACGTTTACGAATCCAGGGGTCGGCATCAATGTCGGCAATACCGCGATCATGAACACTGCGAACCTGATAGTCTTGAATGCAGGATTTGCGAATGTCATTTCAGGCAATCTTGTCACGGTGAATGTCGGTACTGCAAATGTCGTGGTTGCGAACCTTGGTGGTGCGACAGTCATTGCGCTCAATGCGTCCTCTGCGAATATGAGCAATGCGAATGTCCAAGGCACATTCCAAGTCTCAGGATGGGCAAACATTGCCACCGCGAACATCAGCACTCTTAACACCGGCACACTTAGCATTTCAACGCTCACGGTGACTGGTACAGAAATCACTCCGCACTTGGATTGTTCATTTGCGAATATCACTAGTGGACTTGTGGGAGTATGGCAAGCCACACAAGTTATTGCTACACTCACAACCGTTACGAACGCAAACTCTGTGCTTCTCAATTCTTCAACCGCCAACATCACTTCACTGAATGTCACGTCATGTAATTTGAATACCGCATACATCTATGCGTTGACTGTTGGCACAACGAATCCCAATACCGCTCTGATTAACGTCGCGTCAATTAACACGGCTAGTATCATCTCCTGCAATATTACAGGACGAATCAATGTTGCTTCAGACCCCACATGGCGTCTGGAAGTGTCTACAAAGGGATACACGGATAATACGGTGAATTCTCACTCGGCGGCCGCCCTCGTCACCACAAAGGGTGATATTCTTGTCGCCGATGTGGCATCAAACCTTGTACGATTCGGGTTGGGTACAAACGGTCAATCGCTTATTGTTGACACGACACAATCTCTTGGGGTGCGCTATGCGAGCCGTGGTCTTTCACAGTCCTTCCGTGGACTGTCATTGGGAACCTCACAGAAGGATCAGGTTGCGAACGGCACTCAAGTTGTGATTTATCGTTTAGATGAAGCAGTCATGGATGATGGTGAAGTTGTCACCGGGTGGACGCTTCCTGCTACCGTGGATATCACAGCATCAGGAGTTGGTGGTCTCGACGGAGGTTCATCCAATACAAACACATGGTATGAACTTCACGCAATTCGTAAGCGAACAGATGGTACAAAGGGATTCATGTTCCATCGTGCCTTGGATCGTAACCCCGATCAGAATACCATGAACACTGTTCAGTGGGCGCAGAATGCGCACCAGGCGGTCAATACAATCACGACTCCCTATCCGTATGTTGCACAAAGTTTTGTGGCGAATACTTCGGGACCGCTGACGAGCATTGAAATTCGGCTCTACAAACAAGGCAGCACCGTCACAGGAAATTGTTGGTTGACCTTTGAAGCGAATACTGCCGGAAATGCAAGCGGTATTGCATTAGCAACCAGTCGCAAAATGGACGTTGCACGTTTGCAACAAACGAACCAATATCCAGTACGGTTTGTGTTTGATACTACTGCGAACACTGTTGCTGGAACGTCATACTTTTGGGTGCTCCGTACTGATTATGCTGCGAGTGATACATCATGGATCAATCTTGAGGGATCATCTAGTGGTCCGATCTATTATAACGGTGTCCCAAAGGGCAATAACGGTACATCATGGGTCGCATTGAATCCCACAATCAATGTGTTCCCGTTCAAGACCTACTCCGAAGCAAACAGTGTAGCAATCACTTATCCAGCGGGATACGATCAGCATTGTCTAATCAGCTATGTGTCGGTGGATTCCAACAGCAAGTTGCGAGAATTCCGTCAGCGTGACCGTACCATGAATATGTTCTATAGTCCTCAATGGATGGGATATCAACTCGATACTTCAACATATCAACAGGTCGCAGACTTAACATTGACTATTCCACCAGTTCAATGTGAAGCCATTTTCCTTGTCTACAATGGAAGCGGAGGCATCAACTTCCTTGCATTGGGTTCTCTTGATGCGATTGATTTACCTGCTTCGGGTGCTGTCACTACAACCAGAGGGTATGTGATGGGTCACTCGACTTCAAGTGGTTCGCAGGCAGTTGGTCATAATCCTCCAATGTGGATTGAACAGCAAGCGTGTAACTTCCGCAACGGGGGAACGATTGCAAATGTCTATACCCAAGTGATTACTTTCTAAGTGACTCATAAATACAGTCACTATGCCATTCAATTGGAATTCTGAATCAAACATACCACCGAGAGAACTTCCCCAACCCGTACCTCCTGGGGAAGTTTCCTACGAAGTCGCAGAAGTCGCTAACACCGTTAATGCTGGCGGCTATCTCTCCTACAACACGTCCAATAAAAGCTATGATGTCATCTATCCGACTCTTGCGGTATCCCTCCCATCCTCTCTGAATATCTCCGATCTGTACGCCAATGTGGTTTCAATCAATACTGCAACAATCAATACTGCCAGTATCAACACGGCATTTATCACGAACGCGACGATTGCGAATGGTTATGTGGGGTTTGATCCTACCTCTAATCTTCAGATTTCCTCCAAGCATTATGTGGATATGGTTGCCGCGAACTCTACTCCTCTCGGTGGAAATATTCAACTTCTCATTCAAGCTGCGGGGGATTTACTCGTAGGAGTCTCAGATAATGTCGCGGTGCGTTTACCTATCGGCTCGGCCGGTGCAATCTTGACGGCAGGAGGTTCCAGCAATACCGGGGTATACTGGCAACCCGCAGATGTCGGTTCTACACAGACGCACCGTGGACTGACGATTGGCACGAACCAGAGCGGGGCATTACACAATTCTCAAATACAACTTGTTCATGTGGATGAAATTGTCTTGGATGATGGCACCAAAACGACAACCGGATGGGATGGGGTTATTGCGGATATGTCTATATCTGGAGCGGGTGGACTTGATACCGGAACGATCCTCCCTAATACCTGTTATGAAGTCTATGCGATCATGGGGAGTGCTGGAAAAAATTTACTCTTGCATCGTGCCTTGGATCGTCAATGTGATGTGAGCCATGTGGCTTCCATCGCTGCCTCCAAGAAACTTAATTATAAGTACGGTACAGGAGCCAGTTGGTCAGTCAATTGCGCACAGAGTTTTCAAGTCACAAAGAACGGAGCATTCCGCGCTGTTGAACTCAGCATCCTATCAACTGGTGCGCCGACAGGAAATTGTTGGGTGACATTGGAACCGGATGGTGGAGCAGGAAATACGAACGGTACTGTGTTAGCAACTAGTCGTTACTTTGATGTATCGCGTGTGTCAAACACTGCATCATTGGCCCCCATACGAGTGAGATTTCCGTTTGATGCCACATCCAATGTTGTTGCGAGCAATACATATTGGGCTGTGCTGCATGTGGATTATCCTGCGGCCGATCCTTCTGTAAATCCTAATTATATCTCTCTGTGGGGTGATAGTTCTACGCCGTATGCGAATGGAGCGGCAAAGTTTTATAACGCAAACACGAACGGATGGGCATTAGCCAATAGTGCTGCATCGCTTGACGTGGCGCTTGGCCCATCTAATTTTTATTTCAGAACCATCATTGAAGCGAACAGTACCTCAGTCGTGATGCCTTCAGGTTATACACAGAAATGTTTAGTGAGTTATTGCTCTACCACTCCTCTCTCAGTATTCCGTCAATATCAACAGCGCGGCCGCAGGATGGGAATGCCGTATCATTATACCTGGACCTATATCGGTGCTGGTGGCGTCGGCGCTCCCGTTGTTGGGGGAGAGGGAGCAAATAATGCGCTTCTATTGGGTTCTGGAGAAGTGGTCAACTTAGGAGAATTTATCCCACCGGTTCCCTGTTTGGTTACTTCATATATCTGGCCGGGTGGGGCATCCCCTACCTTCATGCAATTGGGACAACTTGATACTCTTGAACTTCAACATGGTGTGGTAGCAGAAGCAGTTGGTGTGTGCGCAGCGTATGTTGCGGGTGGAAGCATCGAACAACTCGGGCCCGTTCTTGCTGAATATAATTCCATCTATAGTTGCTTGGGAGCATTAAACGCACAATTATTTATTTCTTCCGTGGAGTTTTAACCATGCCATTTATCTGGAATTCCGAATCCAATATTCCCCCAAGGGAACTCCCACAGCCTGTCCCACCAGGAGAGATCACCTATGAAGTGGCATTGGTCGCCAACAGCGTCAACATGTCGGAAATTGTGGCATACAACACCGCGCAAGTTGCGTTTAACATTGTGGATGCTCCAACGGGTGCGAATTCAACACTTCCTGGTATGTGGAATGTTCTCACCATCAACACAGCAACGATCAATATAGCGACCATCAACATAGCAAACATTATCACCGCGAACATGAACAACGCGACGATTCTGTACGGCTATGTGACGGGCGATCCAACCTCAAACTTAGGCATCGCTGATAAACATTATGTTGATGCTGCAATGGCAAATGTCCCTACAGGTGGAAGTGATTTGGAAGCCATTATCAATGCCAAAGGTGATTTGCTTATTGGCTCTGGCTATCATACTGCGACACGACTGCCTGTAGGTACCGCGGGGCAAGTGTTAGAATCTGATGCGTCAACACCAACAGGACTTGCATGGAAAACAATTGGTGGAGTGATACAGACGCATAATCTGTGGATACAGACACACTATACTCCTGCGTTAAAAACAAATCAAGTACTTCTCAGGAGTGCCGATGAAATTGTCATGAATGATGGGCTTCGGACATCTGGATGGGCGAACCTCATAGGAGATATCAGAATTTCGGGGGCCGGCGGTCTTGATGCTGGAAGCGAACAGCCAAATATGTGGTATGAAATCTACGCCATTCACAATGCGTCCAACGGACAGATGGCATTGATGTTTCATCAGGGTGCGCAGTATCAAATCGATCAATTGTTTCTTCCGACTACGGATTCTGGTAGTCCTCTCCGTCAAGTCACCGGGTCAATCATTAAACTCGCACAGAGTTTTCAAGCCGGAAATACAGGGCCGTTGACCAGTGTGGAATTGGAAATCTCTAAGACTGGATCACCCACAGGAACCATTTGGGTGACATTGGAAGCTGATAATGTGGGATATCCAAGTGGAACTCCATTAGCCAACAGCCGTATCATGGACGTGGCACGTTTGCCAACCGATAAAGCGAGAGTCCGGTTCGTCTATGATACATCGGCATCTGTCACGCAAAATACCAAGTATCATATCGTCTATCAAGGTGACTACACGCTGAGTGATTCAAACTATACAAGAATGTGGGGTCTCATTGCTGGTGGATATGCGAACGGAGCCGCAAGCCAGTATACGTCCTCTTGGGGTGCTGCCGCGAGCGCAGATTTTTGGTTCAAGACATTCGTGGAGAACACGCTTTCAACGGCACCCACACTTCCACCGAACTATACGCACTATGGATTGATTAGTTATGTTTATAATGATGCGGCAAGCAACTTCAAACCCTATATTCAAAAGGATCGGTGGATGCTCATGGGGGTTTCAAATCCTTGGAGAGCATTCACATCAAACACTGGATTTATTGAAGCGGTAGACCTGGGAGCATTCGTTCCACCTGTTCAGACTTGTGTGGTAAAGTTTACGGCATGGACCGCGAACGGAAGTCCATTTCTCGCAATACCGATTGGAACAGTGGCATCAACCGATATGCCCATCGTGCAGTCAGAGGCTTCAGGGTCAGTTAGTGCGAATGTGAGAAATACATCCATAGCAACCGTGCAGTTAGGTCAGTATCCTCCGATAATCGTTGAAGGACGAGTCATCCTCACACGAATGCAGAATGTCAATTGCCGGCTGTATATTACTGAAGTGGAGTTCTAAGATGCCGTTTACCTGGAATTCAGAATCCAACATTCCTCCAAGAGAACTTCCCCAACCCGTTCCACCGGGGGAAGTCTCCTATGAAGTCGCAGAAGTCGCCAACACCGTTAATGTGAATGGCTACTTATCCTACAACACCGCCAATCATGGCTACGATGTTCTGTATCCAGTTGAATCATTTTCCCCAAATTCAAGCGCAAACTTTTCATTAGCCAATATCGGAAACGCACACTTTGGGATTGCGAATCTCAAACAAGCCTACATCAACACCGCGAATATCGGGAATGCGACAATCACATTTGGGTATGTCACCGGAGACCCAACATCAAACTTGGGCATTGCTGATAAGCAGTATGTGGATAATGCGGTCGCTGCCCTGTCTCTATTGGTAGGACCAGATGCGTCTGTGAATATCTTTACAAACGTCGGTGATTTGCTTGTTGGAGTCTCCGCAAATACGGGCGCCCGGCTTGGTGTAGGTGCGAATGGGCAAGTTCTTACCGTCAATACAAGTGCGGCACTCAAGCAATCATGGACCGCAATGTCGGCGAGTCAATTGGTAAGCGGATTATCAATAGGCACGCATTATCATCCGACTTTGAAATATTCTCAAGTGTTGTTGAAACATGCTGATGGGATTGTCATGGATGATGGTACCGCGACAACAGGGTGGGATGGACTCACCGCCGATATTACAGTTTCGGGAGCAGGAGGATTAGATCAGGGGTCAGAATCCGCCAACGCATGGTACGAGGTATGGGCAATCCGCACTCCTGCGGGGTCACAAGCCTTGCTGCTACATCGCACGCTGAACCGAATGATTGACCAGGCTTGGCAGCCAACGTCAATTACACTCATCGCAGGGCTACGTTATGATGCGTTTACCACCACACTTCCCTTCCAACGCTATTGCACCAAAGTTTCTCAGAGTTTTGTCCCTGCAATTTCAGGACCATTGAGTGCCGTAGAGTTGCAGTCGTATACAACCACCGGAACCCCATTGGGAAATGTATGGGTCTCTATTCAGACTGATGATGGCACCGGCAACGCAAGTGGAAGTCCATTAGCCACCGCGGTAGCATTTGAAGCAAATTATTTATCTGCCTCAACGACCGTCTTGCATTTCATATTCAATACCCCTCCTACCGTGGCATCAGGAAGTCGTTACCATATCGTTGCAGAGGGTGACTGGCCGTTCTCGCGGTTATCAACAGCAACGGGAAATACCGTGTTCTTTGCAGGAAATACGGCCCCACTCGGACCGGGACAACAAAACTGGATGGCAAATGTCGGATATACCAGCGGAAATCTCACGATCAATTCTGGTTATGGCGATTCTCGTATGTATAATGTGGTGACGAGTTCATGGGCTACGACCGCGAATCTTGGTGGTCCACAGGATTTGTGGTTTGATACGTATGTGGAGCAGAATCTCACTCCACTGGTTCTTCCGCCAGGCTATACTCAGAAAGCCCTTATCAGTTATGTGCGCAACAATGGGTCCAGCAACTTCAAAGAATATCATCAATTTAATCGCACCATGATGATGGGATATGACACAGACTGGAAGGTATGGGAAAGTGGATCAACTCAAACAATTGTTTCAATAGATTTAGAAACCTGTGTTCCTCCGGTGGCGTGTGGATTGCAGTTTTTGAATTATTGTAATAATGCTTCGTTTGCGACATTTTATGGATTCAAATTCGGGGATACCCACATGACAGACCTTGATATCCAAACCTACATCGCGACCAATTCTCATGGTAAATTTCCCTACGGCCCTAGCGAAGGGCGCATTGGTTTAGGACCAATCATGGCACACGATGGGTCACAATTCCTGTTTTCTTATCAACTAGCAACCAATTATCACTCATATGTGGCGAGTATCACCATCTAAACTCAGAACACATAAATAGACTGAACAACCCAAAGAGGTATCGCATGGCTGGCTATGTTCCCTTAGAAATCGATCAATGGTCTGACTTTTCGCGGGTCATCACGCTCAAGCAACCGGACGGCACCCCACAGAATTTGTTTGGGTTCATTGTGGAAACACAAATGCGTCAATCCCCCTATTCCTTGAATGCGATCACCATACCATCAACGGTCACCGATTTCGCTAATGGACAGATCACGATGGCAGTGACTTCATCAAACACCGGGAATATTGCCCCCGGTCGCTATCTGTATGATACGATTTCTATTGCTCCCGGTGGACTCGTTCAACGCCTCATTGAAGGCATTATCGTAGTCAACCCAGGCATCACTCATCCGTAAGGAGATTCTACTTTGGCTACTCCCGATATCATCGTTCAAGTCAAGGGTGCAAAGTCCACCGCAATTGTTTCACCGACTGGTGGAGCAAGCAAACTTGTCCAATTAGTTGATGTACGAGCTAACACCGTAGTTGATGGTGGAGTCTTATCCTATGTGCAAGCAAATGGAGATTTTGAATTTGTTGGGGCCGTGCCTTCCGCTGATAACTATGCTCGCGCTCATGCGAATGCTGCTTATGATGAAGCCAATACCGCAAACACTACAGCCCAGTCTGCTTATAATGAAGCCAATACCGCATG